AGGTTGGCACCGTACAAGTTGGCATTGCACAGGTCAGCATCGCGCAGGTCAGCATCGCGCAGGTCAGCATCGCACAGGTCAGCATCGCGCAGGTCAGCATCGCACAGGTTGGCACCGTACAAGTTGGCACAATCCCCGTCATCCTCACCTCTTACCCATTTTGCGTGCTTATAGATAATTGCCTTTAATTCCGTATCGGATATTTTTTTCATTGCAGATACTCCTTTATCACCTTTGTTGCTTCGTCCGCTCCCTTGCAAACCACGGCTTTATATCCTTGCTCCGCAAGCGCGGTTATCCAGCTTTTTTGCGTCTCGCTCACCGTACCGCCCTTTTGCCGCTTTAACTCGATATACAAACCGTGATACCCGCCATGCGCCACGGGCAAGCACATATCAGGCACGCCCGCTTTCACGCCCTGCGCCTTTAACGCGATTGCGGTCTTAATCGCCCGCTTGCCGCCGTTGGGTATGGCGTACAGCAGCCCCAGCTCGGGGCGGGCGGCGGTCTCCATTGCCGCCCATTGAAAGATTATCCGCTGCTCTGCGTCCTCCAAGGGCACGGTTGGCGGTGTGTATGTGCGTCTCATAAGCTCCTCCATGCCGCAGACCGGTCGGCATTCGACGCGCGGCTGTCCGCCTCGTAAATCGGCAGCACCCTGCCGTCTATCCGCATCCGCACAAATGCGCCTTCGGCTTGCATGCGCCGATACGCCTTGTAAAGCTCGGGGTAACTTTTCGCCGTGCGCAAACACCTCGTTGCGCCGTTGGTTATCTGGATAATTTCAAGTGTCGGCATACCTAATCACCTCCCAAAAGGTCGTAACCCATCCTGTCAAGCTCTGCCGCACTGTATACGCGGCTGTTCCCTAAATCCCGTTGGCGGTTAGGGCGCGGCGTGGCGGATTGCTTGCGCTCCGCGTCCTCCTTTGCGTCTTTTGCCGCCCACGTTAGGATTGTGGCATAGTGGCTCTCATAGTGCTTTTTAGGCTTATTTTTGAGGTACTGTGATAGCCGCTCTATGCGTTCCGCCCAGTCTGTGAGGCGGTTTTTGAGTTTGTCTAACTCTGCGTCCGTTAAAAGCACATTGTCAAATTCGCCGTAGGCGTGCTTCGCGGGCGCGCTATCCCTCTTGGATTCGGATTCGGATTGTATTGGATTGGATTGGATTATAGCCGCACTCTGCCGCGCTTCGCCGCAATCTGCCGCAACTTGCCGCAAGCTGTCCTCCGTGGGTTCGGGGTACTTGGGTTTGCAGTCTCGAACTCGCTGATGCTTGCTCCAATTTGGGAAATAAAAGTAGGGTCTCCCGTCTATCTCGTAGAGGGCGATGCAGCCTTTATCCGCCAACGCGCGGAGGGAACATCCAACGTCTTTAACTGTCAACCTTTCCCGAAACGGGAAGATGCGGCCTCGTATTACGGCAGGGCGGGCATCTCCGCGCCCTGCATCGTCAGCCTGAGTAATCAATCCTATCCAAAGCCGAAACTCAAAATCTGAAAGGGATGCTAACTTTTCGCTTGTCGTTATGCTCTCCTTTATGATTCTGTTCGGCATAGTCGCACCTTAAAACGGCAAATCGCTGTCCTCGACCTGCTCCCATTCCTCCACGGGCGGCGTTGCGGGTTCGGCCTTGGGCGACAAGAACTCAACCTCGTTTGCGATTATCTCGGTCACAGTCCGCTTGCTGCCGTCCTTTGCCTCGTAGCTCCGGTTACGCAGCTCGCCCGATATAAATACCTTGCTGCCCTTGTCCAGATAGCGTGCGCACAGCTCGGCCAGTTTTTCCCACGCTTGTACGGAGAAGAAGTCTGCCGCGGCGTTGCCCTGTGCGTCCTTGTAGCGGCGGTTTACCGCCAGCGTAAAGCTGCATACGTTTTTGCCCGTATTGGTCTGCCGTATGTCGGGGATTTTGGTCAATCGCCCTATCATGCTCACATGGTTCATGCTTTTATCCTTTCTTGCGTCCTGTATCCGCTTCCCACCTGTCCACCAGCCCCGCCAATTCAGCGGGGCTCAGGGTCTCTATTCCCAGCTGCTCGCAATCCTGCACCACAAGGTCTATCAAGGCCGCCATCTGCTTGCGGTTGTATGTGCTGCTGCCGTAGTACGCGCGGAGTATCACGCTGCCTCCCGTATCCTCGTCCACATCATCCACAAACCAGCCAAGACCGTACTGCTCCCACACCCGCTTGAACGCGGGGACAGCGGCGGCATTGATTACGATTAGCTGTGATATGCCCAACTGCTTGACCGTGTTGCGATATATATCGGTGCTGCTAATCCCCGTCGCGTCTGCCAGCTTGCCCACCAGCACCCACATATAGGCATTTGCCGATAGGCTTCTCTTGGGCTTATACGGCTTTATGGTCAAGTCAAGCTCGCCCTGTGGGATATCTTCGGGGCGGTCGATGTCAAACGACACCGACCATTGCCCTGTGGTAAAATCGCGTGATATCTTGCAATTACGCGCTCGCATTGTCCGGTCTGCTCTGCGCCATCAGCACGGCGACTTCTGCAAGCTGCTCCGTGGTAAGCTTTTCAAGGGGCTTCTTGTACCGCTTATAGCACGATGCATCTATCAGCCGTGCATCAATCCCGCTTGTGGCTATGGCCTTTAGGTACTGCGCCCGCTCAGGGTCAGGCTTGGCGGGGATGGGGCTATCGACTATCCTGTCGCCCTCATCCAGCTCCGGCGCAAACTGCGTGCCGTATCCCAGCATAGCCAGGGCGCGGCCTACCGCCTTCGTTTCGGCCTTTTCGATGTAATCGCCGAAGTCCTTTATGCTTTCGCTGCCCGTTCCAGTTGACTTCACAAGGCCGTTTTCGTCAAGGATTTCAGCCTTGAAAATGCAGTGCTTTGCCTCAGTGTCGTGGGCTATCATCTGCGTGGTGATTGCCCACAGTGGCTTATCCTCCCTAAACCAAACCAGCCGCCACATGACTTGCAGATAATCCTTGCCTTTGAGCTGTATCAAGTGGTCATTCGGGTTAAATTTCCTTGCTTCCATCACTTTTTATCTCCTTCCCAATTCTCAACGGGTGTTCCCGTGGGGTACTCAGGGCATTCGCCCTCCTGCATTAACCACCATTCCATGTCACTTCACCAGCATTGACTTTCTTTCCGCAATCTCCGCGCACGGGCATTCCGCGCCGCTTGCTATGTAATTTTTTACGCCCGTCTTATCTATGGTGTAGGCCACTTTAAGCAGGGCGGGCGCATAATCCTTAGCCCATGCCTTAAATACCGCCTCGTCCTGTATCTCCACGGCTTTAGACTTGCGATAGCTGATAGCCACACGGGGGCTTTCAAATTTCGCGCCGTCAAGTGCGTGGTCAAGGTATGCTTTGAGCCTTTCGGCCTTGTTTTCAAGCCTGTGCCGCCTTTCGGCAAGGGTCTTTTCTTCCTCGCGCATGGCCGCTGCTTCTGCATCAAGGTTCTTCACCCAGCAGCCCACATTTTCAATCTTCTTGTCGCGCTCCATTGCCAGCGCGTCAAAGCGCTCAATGTCCTCAATCTCGCCATCCTCGGTGATAAGGGCTTGGATTTCCTTATCGATTTCATACAGTGTCATTTCTCCGTTTCCTCCTTTAGTTTGATTATCTGTGCTTTTAAGACTGCATTCTCTGCCCAAAGCTCCATCCGCGTCTTGCCGGGGTTCATTATGCAATCCATAATCATATCCATGATGGTGCTTTGCATCGTGCGCCCCTTCTGGGCTTGTTGCAACTGCCTGTACAGGTCTTTTGATACCCTAATGGTAATCTTCTTCGGCCTGTCATGCGGCTCATGCCTACGGGGCTGTTTGGCGGCTATTTCGGGGTATGCGCCTTGCCATGCCTTGATGATGGGTTTATACAGCGTCACGCCCGTCTCGTCCGGCTTCTTTGTCTTTGAGTAGTTGCTTTTGTCGAACTTCGGGCACACCTCCTGCCCAATTCTCACAAGCCCCTTCGCCCCGCCCGCGACTTTTTCATATGCCACAAAGGGCACGGCTTGACCAAAAGGCAGACGATATGATATACTTTCAGCAGAGGGGTTTTCCCCTGCTTTATCGGTGCCTGTCGGTGTTCTAACTCCCCCGACGGGCTTTTCTTTTGCTTCCATTTTGTCCTCCTTGCTTTGCGACTAACTTGCTTATAACTTGCTTTTACGCCTTGTGGGTGCGCTTTTCCCCCGATTGCGGGGCTTTTTTAACTTGCTCATAGCAAATTCTAAAGGCGATTATCAGCATGACAGCCTCGCCCGCCAGCATGTACACCCATAATGCGATATACCATACGTTCATCTTTTTTTACGCCTTTCTGCGTCGATATGCGCCGACCGCACCCAATACGCTTCTTTCTGCCCGCGCAGCTTGTCCTTCATTCTGTCCGCCACGGCGCGGGCGATAAATTCCGCTTTTGTCATTTTTGCCATAGCTTACCTCCCTATAATGGCAAAATCGGGGTATTTCTGCTTCCGCGTCCTGCCCGTCTCTGCCATGTGCGCCATGCTCCGCACCATCACCAGCGGCTTTTCCCCGCCTGTGCCCGTAAGCCGCCCATCGGCCAGCATCCGCCGCACGGTGACGGGGCTGACATTAAGCAGTTCAGCGGCCTGTGTGGTGGGGACGTATTCTCCGTGCGCCCGCACCATGCGATCTTCCACCGCTGCGGCATCGTTTATACGCTCGTCCACGGCTTGCTGTATCATTTCGCGCAGCATCTTTTCCAACTCCATTTTGCTTCTCCTTTCCTTCCATTTCGCAGTCGCAGCGCTCCCCGCTGTCAAGATTCGCGCCACAGTCTGGGCATGTCCTCATTTTTATGCCTCCATTTCCTTGATTGCCGCTTTCGTCTCTGCCATCATCATGTCTATAAAATCTTCAACTTTCATGCCGCACATAACCTCGGCGGCGCTTATCCATGCATATTTGAGGACTACAATGCGACGATCTTCTCCACACCTGCGGTTGTTGTAGGCCGCATATCGTAGTCCAAGTGCTCCGCATAGTCGATAACTCGCTCGACCTCTACCGATTTGAGGACTACAATGCGATAATCTTCTCCACACCTGCGGTTGTTGTAGTCAGCCACAGCGTAGCTCAAATCGGGGTAGGTACGCATTTCGTCGAAGCTCGTTCGCTGCCGGGGAGGATTGTAGCGGTAGTCCGTGCCAAACAAGAACTTACCTGTCCGCCGATTTTGAATTGCAAACATTATTGTGCTCTTTCCTCCTTCTTTATGCGTCTTTCTTTGACACTTATAGTGTCACTTTTAGGCAAAAAATATATCTTGCACGGAGTGCCCGTAGTACGATGCGATTTCCATTTTTACTTCATCGCGCGGGGTTCTCGCGCCAAGCTCATACATACCAAGCGCAGCTGATGATATACCGATCTCGGCGGCGGCTGTGTCTCTCGATACTCCTTTTGCCTTGCGATAAGCTCTAAGCCTCATCCCAACCGCAGTTTTGTCTGGCATCTTTTTTCCTCCTTTTGGTTTATGGATACATTATACATCTTGACACTATATGTGTCAACACTTTTTGTGACATTTTCTTCTTGCTTTTTGTCACGACCTGTGACATAATATATAGAGAAAGGGGTGATTATATATATGGGCGGGTTAAATGACAGGATAAAGGAGCTGCGCATACTAAACAAGGACACCCAAGCAGATTTGGCAGAAAAACTCGGAATGTCGCGCAGCTACATATCTATGCTCGAGTGCGGCAAGCGCGAACCTCAGCGCGAAGAGCTCGAAGCAATTGCCGATATATACAACGTTGATATGAATTACTTATACGGGAAACAAAGCGAGATGAACTCACACCGGCTCGTTACTGATGCAGAGTTTCAGTTAATACTTGCTTATCGCAAGGCATCGCCGGAAGCCCGCGCGATAATCGATCGGATTGTAGAACGTTGATGATTTCGGCAAGCTTCTGGGGGTCGCGAATGGCATTAAGCAGCGCGTTTTCTTTCTTGGTCATCGTATTATCCTCCGTGCAAAAAATTGTTAAGATATGATACCATATCACAGACACCATACATCATATAATCTATGGTGGGTGGAGGGGGCGGCGGAGAAGCAAGGTAAGGTTGCGCCGCCCCCGTGAGTGCGCCCCTATGCGCAAGTACAGATTACTACACACATAGCAAAATGGATATGGCCAAAAACGGAAAAGCGCGCCAGAAACGGAATTGGCGCATCCGAAAATGGAAAAAGGCAACACCGAAAATGGAAAAGGGGAGAGAAATGGGCATTTTTGAGGACAATAATCGGAAATACGCAGATGCGTTTACGCGAATGCGTGAAAAGCGAGGGATCTCCTTGCAGGACGTGTCAAAGCGTAGCGGCATAGCCGCCTCCACGCTTACCCGCACGCTGCAAGGCACAACCGGAACGCCAATGGCAACTTATGAAATACTTGTTACCCAAGGCTTAGGCGCGACAATGCATGAATTTGTGGACGAGATTTACGGAGCCGTGCCGCAGGAGGCCGAAGAGCCTACACAGAGGTACACCAACGCAGTCAGGCTGCTGCTTGCGGAAAAGGATAGGCGCATACAGCATCTTGGCAAATGGCTTCGGTGGGCGGTGGTGTACAGCGTAAGCGTAACCGGAATATTGATAGGGCTGTTTTTGTGCGATGTGTTAAACCCCGCCGTGGGATGGCTCAGGCGGCACGCAGAAGCCGCGCAGGGCATGAAAGGCTCAATTTTGTAATTTGTAAAAAGACAGGAGGAAACGACATGAAAAAAAAGCTTGCAAAAGTCCGCGAAAACAAGGGCAAGGCCGTAAATGCGCTGCCGGAGGATTTTGTTGCGCTGGACTTGGAGACGACAGGGCTTGACCCGGAATGGGATAGCATCATAGAAATAGGCATGGTGCGCGTCCGCCACGGCGAAGTAGCGGCGGAGTATAGCACGCTGGTAAACCCAGGCGTGGAGATAGACGAATTTGTGACGGAGCTGACGGGCATCACAAACGATATGCTTGCAGCCGCCCCGGCGCTGCCGGAGGTGCTTCCCGCCGCCCGTGAATTTCTGGGCGACGATATCATTTTAGGCCATAATATAAATTTTGACATCAATTTTATCTATGATAATTGTGAACGTCAGGGTTTATCGCCCGTGAGCAATGGCTATATAGACACCATGCGCATATCCCGCCGAGTGCTGCCCGACTTGAAGCACCACAGGCTTAGGGATATTGTGAACGCGCTCGGCGTTGACCACGCGCAAGCCCATCGCGCTATAGGTGACTGCCATGCTACGATTGACTGTTATAAGGCATTGCTGGCACATATAGACGCGGGCATAGGCAGGGACGATTTCACGGCGGCGATGGCAAGCCATGGCAGCGCCCGCCCAGACTTGCACGCGCTTACCGCAGACGGTACGGCGGTGGACGAGATGCACCCGCTATACGGCAAACATTGCGTATTTACTGGCACGCTTGCCAAAATGGTGCGCCTGGACGCGGCGCAGGCCGTGGTAAATGTCGGCGGACTGTGCGACAACGGGGTCACCAAGGACACCAATTTCCTAATCCTCGGCGCGAGCGACTACAGCAGGATCAAGGACGGCAAAAGCAGCAAACTGAAACGGGCTGAAAGCCTGATCGCAAAGGGGGCGGACTTGCAGATAATATCGGAGAATGTATTTTACGATTTGATGAACATGTAAAAAAATTCCGTGCGGCTGCAATCCGCACGGTACAAAGGGAAGGGAGCGAGATATAGCCGAACTACGCTCGCCCCTATTATATCATAAAATCACAAAGGGGGCAATGAAATGGCGAAGCAAAAAGATGGGCGCTACCGTGCAAAAATCACAGTCGGCACGGACGCAAGCGGGAAAAGCATAGTCAAGTATGTGTCAGGACGCACCAAAAAAGAATTAGAAGCGGCTAAGGCAGCGGCGCGTGAAAAGTACGTCACGGGCGCAAACGCTGCACCGGAGGGAGTACTTTTTGACCGATACGCACTGACATGGTACGAGGTGTACAAGCAGCCGCATATAGGCGTATCCGCGCAGATGTCATACCGCACGGCGCTATATAAGCACATCTTTCCCGCGCTTGCGGGGCGAAGGCTGACGGCTATCACCACGGAGGACTTGCAGCGGCTGCTGAACGCCAAGGCCGACACATGCGCCGCCATAATAGGCAACATATCTACAATCCTGCGCGGGGTATTTCAGCGGGCGTATAGTCAGGGGCTTATCCCGCGGGATATCACGGTCGGGCTTACAATCCCATCCAAGCCCAAGGAGACGCGCAGGGCATTGACGGACGCGGAGACGGATGCGGTTCTGCGCCTGATGGACGAGGACGGCACATTAATGCTTGCCCTGCTGTACTACACGGGTATGCGCTACGGCGAGGCCTGCGGCCTGCAATGGCGGCACATTGACTTCAAGGCGGGGACAATCCGCATAGAGCAGCAGGCGGCGGGCAAGACAGGGGAGATAGATGCACCCAAAACGGATAAGTCCGTGCGGACAATCCCCATGCCGCGCGAACTGGCGGACAAGCTGCGCCCCGTGCGCGGGCTGCCGCAGTCGTATGTAGTACCGTCGTCTACAGGGTCATATCACCGCAATGCGACACGATACCGCCTATGGGACGACTTAATGGCGCGGCTATATGATATCGCGCCGGAGATTGACGCGATTGAAAAGGGCGGGCGGATGATATCGGTCATAACCCCGCATTACCTTCGGCATAATTATGCCAGTGTACTATATAACGCGGGCGTGGACGTGCTTTCCGCCCAAAGATATTTAGGCCATGCCAACGCGAAAATCACGCTTGAAATATATTCACACCTTTCGGCGCAGAAGGAAAAATACAGTGCAAAGCAGTTACAGGGCGCATTTGAAAAAAGTTGCCGTAAAGTTGCCAGCCCCAAAGCGCACGGCAACGGCGGTAATTAAAAAACGCCTAAAATACTAAGAAAAAGCACCCATTTTTATGAGTGCTTTTCTTCTTTGGTATCCGGCAGCTACTTGGATTTTTTGCCCACAAAAGTACGTAATTGTACCACAAACCATAGATATTTAGGCATTTTCACAAACAGCCGTTAGCACGGACGCGCAATAAAAAGTTGCCGCAAAGTTGCCGGGGGTTGGTGTAAATAGATTACGCCTTATACATTTCCTGATACCTTTTTACACGTTCCGTCTTGTCTATCTGCTTGCCGTGCAAATATTTGTACAGCGTCAGCATATCGGCGGGAGGGTCGCCATGCTTCGCCTTGTAGTCCGATATAGCGCGGGCTACAAGGTCGTGCAGCATGGATGCGTGGGTCAGCTCCTGCCCCGATATGGTGTACAGGGTCTGCGCTACGGTCGGCATATCGTCCTTGACCGCAAGCGCCCACTTAGCATACTTTTCAGCGTCTGCGATTTCTTCGCAAATCTGGTCGGACAGGTCATTAATTAGCTTCATTTTTTAGCCGCCTCCGCCACGGTGGCGACGGCTCCGCCAGTCAGCCCCGTAAGGTCGTTATTGGGTGCACAAGGCGGGTTGCCGAGCAGCTTAAAAGTCCCGCCCGTGGGGGTGGTGGATACCACGGTGCTGTATTTGGTGCGCTTACGCATGCTGCACGCGGTCACCTGTGCGCAGCAGCGGTTTATCAGGGGATACTGCGCCGTGCCTGTGCCGATGGTGATATATACGGGCGCGGATATAGTGGTGGTATCGGGTATGCTCTGCGCCACGACGATGCAATACTTCTCGCCGTTGGCGTACACGCCTGCGGGCAGATTGATAATGAGCCCAGTACCCGCCACAAATGTCACGGACTGGGATATAATGAGGTGGGGGCAAAGCCGGCATATATTCTTGCAAGCCATAATTTTCTCCTTTCATAATCAAGGGGCGGTCAAGCCGCCCCGATAGTCACGGCAAAGCCGGATGGTGTCATGCGTTAGCAGCAGCTATTGCCGCAGCCGCAGCCGGAGCCGCAAAACGGGCTATTTCCGGCGTTGTAAGTGTAGCCGTTGGGGTAGCGTACCACGCCCGTCAGCTGCTCGCGGACGAAAAGCTGATTATTAGCCTGCTCAAGCTGGGCTATGCGCTGCTCAAGCTGCGCCTTTTCGAGCGCCGCGAATTTTGCGTCGATATTGGCGTTGATGGCATCCATGCCACGCTGTACGGCGCAGCAGCAGTCCGCCATCTGGGACTGTATGCCGTTCGCGGACTGCATCACGGCCATATTCGTGCCGTTCTGCGCCAGCGCCATTTCCTTCCCAAGCTGGCCGATGTTGCCCTGCATATCGTAGCCAAGGCTGCATATGCCGTTGCCGATGTTGGTCAAGCGGTCATTAAGCTGGCCAAAATGCTGGCCGAAAAGGATTTCCTGCTGCGTCGCTGCGGTCGCGTACTGGCCGTAGTCACCGTTGCCGCGATTGCCCCAGCCGCCAAAGCCTCCGCCCATCATAGCCAAAAGCACGATAAGAGCGAAAATCCAAAAACCTCCGCCCATGCTACCGCCAAGGCCGTCGTTTTTGTCCGTTACGGCGGCAATATCCGCCAAAGAGGGTACATTATCCATTGTCTTTTCTCCTTCATAATTTTATTTTTTTGGTATATAAATCGCGCGTGATTTATCGTATCTGTGATAAGATGCTTTCAGGGTCTATGCCGCGCTGCTGGCACAGACTATAAAACATCTGCTGGGGGTCACGCCCGCCGAGCATCCGCATTACCTGCTGCATTTGCGCGGGCATTCCCATCATGCTTTTCGCCTGGGCGATTAGCTGCGGGGATATTTGCGGGGTCTGCTGGCTTCCAGTTTTCATTGCTTGCAGTATGGGATTCGGCATTTAATTTGTCCTCCAATTTTGATATTCTCGCCGCGAGGTCATTTATGTCTACGGGCGGCGCAGGCTGATACGGTGTGATGGTGTACGGGGTTAATGTAGGATACCCCGCGCTGTCAGTACACTTGTGCCAGACTATGGGCGCGGTGGTGTCCAGCAACAGGATGCTGCTATTGGGCGCAAGGTTGTACGCCTTCGCCCCGCCCTCGCCATTGACTTGGGCAATTTCGGTGCGCTGCTGGTACTGCTGGGGCTGCTGATAGCCGCCAAAAAAGGGGTTAGGATTCCACATTTTTTCTCGCCTCCTTATGCCTTAATTTTCGCAAAAATTAAGCCCCGCGCCCTGTGCGCGAGGAGGGAATTTTGCGGGCATTTAGCGGGGGAAAAATATTTTTTAATTTTGTCAGGCAAAATGCTTGACAAGAATGGAATTGCATGCTATAATAAGGCCATAAGATAAAGCAAGGGCGACAAGCCCCGAAGGGAGTTAAAAATTATGAAGTACGATGTAACATTTTCCTGCGGTCACACTGCTACGATAGAGCTGTTTGGCACGAACGAACAACGCGAACGCAAAATCAAGTGGTATGAGACTTACGGCGACTGCCCCGATTGCTACGAAGCCCACATAAACGCCGAGAACGCCGAAGGTTGCGAAGCCGTAGAAATGTCCTACCGCGAATACAAAGAAAACTATGGCGAATGCAAGACCGAGCGCGGCAGCTACAACAAAGAAACAAAGACCATCGTGGTCTACGTCCCCCGCACCGAAACCGAAGAGCCCGAAACTGAGAAAACGGAAGAAACCGCAAACGAAGAAGCCAAGGAACCCGCCGAATACGAAATCAATAACATAGAGTCCGGCTTGGCCAACATAACCCCGGTTGAATTTGTGGATGCCTACGGCATATATGCGCGAGACTACGGCACAACGCCGCCGGAGGAACGCCGCGCCAAGAGATGCCTTGTCGGCATAGAGCTACTCAGCGGGCGGCAAATAGAGGTATTCGGCAGCAGAGAAGCCATACAGCCCGCTATGATACGGCAGTGCTGGGAGTACATAATGGCAAATCGCGACGCGCTGCTGCCCATGTTATTAAAATAAAAAAGGAGAGAAAAAATGCGAGATGAAGCAGTAAAAACACTTGGGTATATCTACGGGCTGGCGTGGCAAGTCAGCCCCGATAAGCTTAGCGAGCCGGCGCTATTCGCGGAGGCGCAACGCCGCCCGGCACACGGCTTTGCAATGTCTATGCGGTGGCTGATGGCCGCCCGCAAAATGACGCCCCCCCTTGATCGCGCCATAAGCGACGCGATCCAGCCGCTTGCCCCCGAAGATTTTGACGATGGTGATAAGGTCATAAGCGCGCAGCAGCAATGTATGTGGGACTTGGCTTTTTATCGCGGCAAGGCAGCCCCCATCCTTAACGACCCCGACTATCTTGCGGAAAAGATGCGCGAAAAGGGGCTAACGTTGGAGCAAGTCGGCAATGTTTGTGGCATGAGCCGACAGGCCGTATCTGACTGGACGAGTGGCAGGCGGCCAATCCCCCAAAAGCACAAGGCCACATTGGCAGAGGTTTTCGGCATATATATGTAGGGCAAAAATATTTTTAATTTTGTCAGGCAAAACGCTTGACAAAGTATAAAATCTGCTGTATAATATAGCCATAAGATAAAGCAAGGGGCTGAAGCCCCAGAGGGAGTTAAAAAAATGAAGGTTTACAAAGCGATTGAAGGCACCGAGACCCGCGAGCAGTATGGCGAAGATTTTATCCCCATGTGGCGGGTAGCAGAAAAAGACTTCCCCCGCAACGAGGTCCGCGCGGCTACGGCAGATGAGCTTATAGCGGCCATAGACGACGATGCCGAGTGGGAGCCGAATCTTGTCGAGGCGCTGTGCTATGAGCTGGATATAGACTTTGACAGCTACGAGGACTGCGAATCCGCCTACGATGCGGCAGTAGCCAAGCACGCCGCCGAGACGCTGAACCGCTAAGACACAGAGGGTAAGGGGCGGCAGCACCGCCCCAAAGGAGAGAAAAAATGGAAGCAAGGATGCCGAGAACCAAGGCCACGCTGATGGCCTTAGCCGAAAAGTACCACATGGAGTTTTTACGCCACTACATCACGGACGAGGGCTACGGGGTGTACTGCGTATCGGACGAGCGGATACCGGAGCTGGATGCACTGGCGGCTGATAATGAATGGGGTGATGCCTGGATATTCGACTGGCTCAACTGGAGGAATCCGCCCTATATGTACCGGATAATTTGTCCCAAAAACTGGATAAATCTTTGGGGTTGGGTGAAATAACCGGGGGAAAGAAAAAAAAGATACACTGCGGTGCATCTTTTTCTTTGGTTTGAAACCCCACCAAAGATAAATAATGTTTCAATCCACACCCGCAAGCGGGTGGCATGCGTCCCAGACGCAAAAACGAAAAGTTAAATATTTCAATCCTCATCCGTTGCCGGATGACATTATTAAAATACCACAGCATCAAGCATATGTCAAGCCCCCAAAAATAAAAAAGCCCCCATTAGGGGGCATATTTTATAAGGGTTCTCTCCGCTGCCTTGTATCGGCGGCGGATTTGGTCATACTCCAGCGGCGCATCTGTGTACCGCGCCTGATACTCCGCTGTAAGCCTGTCATACGGTACACCATCCAGCAAATGCCGCGCCACAAGCCAGCGGTCACGCTCGCTGAAAATCCGCTGGTAGATTATCCCTTCCCACTCCGCACGGGATAGGGTCTGCAAAATATTTTTGTCCACCACACAGGCCGGCTTCTCATCGGCCTATCACCTCCGACCTTTTTAGTGTCGCAGAGGGGCGGCGGCAAGCTTACTTCCGGTCGCGGGCTATGGCATCATACGCGCCATTGGCGGCAAGGGACACAACCACGGCATTTATCACGCACAGCGCACCCGCCTCAAGGGTCAGGCCGCCGGTGAAAAAGGTGGCGGCAATAAGCACCACAAGCGCAATTACATAGCTGGTCAGGCGCGTGGGTATCTTGTCGATAAAGCCCACGCCCTTGATAAGCTGGGTTACAAGGCTGGTTGCAAGGGTCGCCCCCGCGTAAGTCAAAAGCACCGCCCAGGTAAAAAATTCGTTCGTCATTTTTATCTCCTTTCAATTATGTGTTGCAAAAGTTCTGCACGAGCGTTTTTCAGCCCGTCAATTCCGTTTCCGTCAATCTCATGGTTTATCAGGGCCACAAGGCCGGTTATAATAGCTTGGTTTGTGACTTCCTGCCGCGCAAATTTTGTGTTGATTTCATCAAACCGTTTCAGATCGTTTGAATCATGCTCAAGCACCTTCTCCAGCTTCTCGCGCATAGATAATGCGGGGGCTATTATTTCCCTTACCGCCTTTATGCCCTGCGCAATAAGGACAATCGCCCCCAGTATTGATGCACACCATCCCCACCATTCCATGTTACACCTCTGTATGCGCTGTTGCAAACGCCTTTACAGCCGTCATTGTGGCTTTGCCGCATATTCCATCGGCCTTGCCGCAATCGTAACCGCAGGCGTTCAATGCGGTCTGCATAAGCTCCACGTTTTCGCCGCGCATCATGGGCGATGTCAGCCTAAAGACGGTTGGGGCGGTATCCTCGGCCAGCGCGGGGTGTCTGCCCTGATGTGTCCAGCCGCCGTAAGACAGATGGCGCATCACTACGCCAGCGTCACGGCCTTGTGCCTCTATCACCATGCCGTTGCCGACATACACGCCCACGTGTCCCATTTTGCCCTTGGCGAAGCTGTACCTAAATACCAAATCCCCCGCTTGCATCTGCCACGCGGCAAGCTTGCCCTGCTGCTTGCACTGTCTGTATAAGCCTTGGGCGTTGGTATCGCTGTCTATCAGCCCGCGTATGTCCCTAAGCCAATGAACGATAAGGCCGCTGCAATCATAAGCATACAGCGGCGTTTTGGCGGCTTTTTTGATGTACGCAAGGGCGCGTTCGGTCTCGCGGCGTGAGGTTTCCTTGCGCCGCACCCATTTTTCGAGGTCGGCGCGGTTGTCTACCCTTTCGCCCTGCGCGCCCCAGACGTAAGCGTCGCCCAGATGGCTATTCAGGTATGCGACAAAATCGTCTATCTTTTTGCCCATACACGCACCCCCAAGGCCAAAGCCGCCAGTATCATCACAAATCCTATATACACGGGCGCGGAGCCGGTCTGCGGCAAGCCGGGTGTGCGCACTACCACGCCATCAGCACCCCATACCGCCGTGGCCTCGGCTTTGATGTGCTGCCCGAGATTTGCCACAAGCGCGGCATCGTCCATGTATACCCTGCCCGCGTAGATGTCGTCAAGCGTCATACTCAGCGTGTTCAACTCGCGGGTCAGGTCGGCAAGGCCGCCCGCTATGGACACATCTACCGCCACGCCATTGCGGCGGACGAATGTCAAGCTGCCTATGGTCACAGTATCCCCGCTTATGGTCACGGGCTTGCCGTCATAGGTCAGCTCCGCCAATGGGGTGGTATACTCGTATACCGCCCGCACGGCGGGGTATGCGCCTGTGACTATCGCGGCGACTACATCGCCGTCAAGATACAGCACGTCCATATCCGTAAGATTGATAGTGCCCTGCACGGAATTGCCTTCGGCATCTGCAAATTTTGCCGTAAAGTATACCACCGTGCCGACTGTAGCAGCCTTGCCCGGTGCAGGGGTATAGGCCGCGCCGCTTGTGGTCGCCACCTTGTCCAGCTTAGTGACGGTCACGGTGTAGGTCGGGGGCGGATTGTCCGCGCGTCCCCAGCCCATAGCCAGTGCGCCCGTGCATATGCACAGCAGCACAACGGCAAGCACCATTGCAAAGTATCTTTTCACTATTTTTTAGCCCTCCTTCGGCTTTATAATCTCTTTGACAGTCTCTAAAAATGCCGCCAGCTTTGATACGCTTGGCAGCCCCGTCATACCATCTACTGCCTCACGGATGCGGTCAAGCTTGGCTTGCAGCTCGTCCCGCTCCGCACGGTCAGCCTTTATCCTGCGGTTGTACGCAAGGATTTTATTACGCAGTTCGTCCGTCATTCCGTCACCCCCGATAATAGCATATTTAACGCTTCTTCAAGCGTTGCTATTCTTTCTTCCGGTGTAGGTTCGGGCGTGGGCTGTTCTGCCGCAAGCGCTTCAAGCTCTGCTATCTCTTCCGCGGTCATATCGCGGATTATGCCGTTTTCACATATTTTCATTATTTTGCCCCCCATATCTCCACAACAATTCCAGCCGTCAAACCATAATCGGCAAGGTAACTTGTAAATCCAATCGACGTGACAGGCTCGGAATCCGGTAGATCTGATTGGTATGTTAGGGCTGACCGCGGCGACACTAAAACCGGCACGCTAATGTCGCTGGGGTTATAGTAGGTTCCCGATATCCAAAAACCAAAGAGCCTGTTGGCGGTAATTGTATATTGTGAGCTTGCCGCCGTTTCTGTTCCGCAAATATTGCCCAACAAGGTTCTATTTATCTCGAGCCTCACCCACTTGCTAAATTCTATTTTTGCCCCGTCAGGACGCGCTATTGTGAGCACAAAAACATTAAAATCGTTCAAGTTCGGAATTTGAGCAGTTCCCCATACAAACGCTATCGGAGATGCCGCAAGCTCATTTTCGGTTATCGTGTATGTAAGAAGTTTCGTGAACTTTGGTAATTTTTCTGCATCCATATCCACCGCTTCCCACTCCGTCGGCTTGCCGTCCTGCACGGTCTTTACTTTGATTATCTGGCCGGGGGTGGCAGAGGTCAGACCGAGGGATATAGCCGTATCAGCCTTGGCAAGGCTTGTCTGCACGCTCTTCGCAAGGTCGGATTTGGGTATGCCGTCAGCGGGCTTGGTGTATCCCGTTCCTGCTTTTTCAGCCCCGATATTCGTTCTGGCCTGTGACTTCTGTTCTTCCGTCAGGGTTTGGGGGGTGTATGTCACGGCATCGGCGGCACCGCCGCTCGCTGCCGCCTCGTTTATCGCCGCCACAAGGCTGCTTTTGTCCTTCGTGGTCAGGTCGGAAAGATTGCCCATGTCTGCCCGTAGCTGCTCCTCCGCCGTGGGCGGGATTGTGGGGAAGGGATTACCCTCCGTGCCGCCTGTCGGGGCTACGCTGATATGCGCAATGTTTGTGGTAATGCGCGGGATTACTTCCCCATCCCGTGCGGAGTTGCCCACAAGCCACACGCACCAGTCGCCCGCTGTAAGGTTAAGCTGCTGCTTGGCGGTTATCTCCCCGTCTGTCACGGTTATCTCGTGTACCGTGCAGCCCTGCCCAAACATTGCTTTAATCTCGCGCCCCGTCCAGTCCTCGGTCTCGCATACCACCTTTGCGGTAAGGTACTGCACGGAGTTTGCGGCAAGGGGGAGATATTCAGCGGTCAAAGATTGGTGGTTGGCAGTTAGGGTGATGTTGTAGGTCATCCTTCGTTCTCCTTTTCCGCTTTGTCCTCAAACTCGCCGTTATATAGCCGTTTGAGCGATTGCAACACACCGCATTTAGCTTCAACGTCCCTGTATGATGTTACGGGCATGGTCTGCTCCAAAGTGGCATATATGCTCTCTATGACCCGTTTCTCAGCCTTGTTCATATAAGTCTCCTTTCTTCCAAGTTTTTCACACGCTTTTCAAGTTTTTGTATTGCTTCAATGGCAAGCAGTGACAACTTGCCATATTCCACGCCGTCAGGCTCGCCGGCATCATTTAGGCACACAGCATAGGGGAATACTTTATACAGTTCTTCCGCGATAACGCCTATCTGCCGCCCTGCGTCGCTGCCGGTTTTATTGTTAAATGTCACAATGCGGACTTTGCTTATATCGCTAAAGTCCGTTTCAGTTGCAGCGAGTATGTTCTTTTTGTATCGTCTCGATGATGCAGTTGGGTGGCGGTTAGCTTTAACTTGGTCCCAATAATAATCGCCTATGCCAACGTTGCCAACGCCTGCGCCGGATGGCACTATACATATCTGTGATGCTATTTTTGGTATCCACCCTATTTCGACCCCGTAAACGGATATATAATCATACCCAAAATGGACATACCCACCCGCAGCGTCAAGGGATGAAAAGGTACCACTCGCGGCTTGCAGCGTTCCGGTAAAGGTGCCGTTCGCCGCGTTAAGCGTTCCCGAAAAAGTACCATCAGCCGCGCTCAGGTGCTTAACGTACAGATTATCAACATCGATACGCGCTGCCGCTACTTTTCCCGTGGTTATGCGCCCGCCGTCAATCTGCGTTGTTCCCCCCGCTTTCAGGGAGTTTATGGTGACATAGCCCGTCAAGTCAATCTTGCTTGCGTTTATGCTCACGCTCTCCGCGCTCTGATTTATGGTGGATATGATGTTGTCCTTTGTGACGGTGCTTTGTACGCCCTCGGCGGTAATTTTTAGCTGTGTCTGCATGGTCTGCGTCCATGTTGTGGGTATGCATACCGTGCTATCGGCAGTCCATGTGTCCCCGACAAGCTTCTTTATCTCGCCCGTTGTCGGGTTATACCAGTATTCCCCTTCCTTGGCGTTTGTGGGCTGTGTGCTTTGGTTATAGTCGGGGTATATGGTAAGCTTCCATGCAGCCCCGTCCCATATGCGCAAGTCAGTACCGTCAAACCATTGGTAGCCCGCCTTTGCCGCCTTTTCATCGTCCGTCCAGTCCGTTGACGGGTCGGTTTTCGACAAAACGGGGGTGAGGTACTCGATGCGGGTAATGGTGTTTACGGTTTCGTCAACCGTTCGGGTCAGTTCGTTTGTCCTGCCCTGTATCTGCTGTATCTGTTGGGAAATGCCGTACTGCTCCCGATGCTCCTTTTGCCCCTTGGCTTCATAGGTATCCAGCAGGGCGGCCTCGCCCGTCATTGTGCGCTTGAGTATATAGGTGTCAAATGTCCCGCCGTTGCCCTCGGCGAATTTCACCGTCACCTTGTCACCCGGTTCAAGGTATGGCCGCCCCGCTATAACCGTTTTGTGCGGCCTGTATGGCTTGTTCGCTATTTGGTTATATACGTTCTGCGCTATGGTGGTAAGCTCCGCCGTGGTCTTGCCAAAGCATAAGAAATTGCCCTGAATTATATACGGGTTATCCTGCACGGTTGCGGGGTAGTGCCCGCCCACATCATCATCGGTTGCCCGTATGATAACGGCGTTAATGCCCTTGCAGTCGTATTCCTCGCGGGTGCTGTCGGGACGGAAGGTGTAATCGTATTGGCTGTAATCAAACGTTTCGCACGAGGTGCTGCCAAGCGTCACCCAGCGGAGCTTATTTATCGTTCCCATGAATGAGATATCCCAATCCGGCGGTACGGCTGCCCATAGCTCTATCTTAGGCCAGCAGCCGTTGAGCTCGCAGCACGCGGAAAGGATATCGCGCCCCGATATGGACGTTGCGGACATTGTGCGGCTTATGGTCATGCTGTCGTTGGGCAGTGTTACGCTCTCAAATTCCACGCCGCAATATGTGCATAGGCTCTCACGGAACGCTTTAAGGGTAAGCCCGTTGAAGTCAAGGCCGTTGTACCAGTCGGAAACGTCTTTGTCAAAAAGGCTCAGTGCGTCATATGCCGTGATAGTCTTAAATTTTGTCGTGCCCTCGCCTTTAACCCCAGCAATGTAAAATTCAGCGACATAAGGAGACCTCATTTCAAACACATTACTTGTATCCCATAGATATACCGTTATCTTGTGGCCTATCGCATAATCCCAGATGCGCCCTTTAACGTATCCGTCCAGATGTTGGCTATACCTCTCTACCTCACTTACTTCCTCGCTATCTTCGACAATCTGTATTTCAAGTGCTGCGGGCTGTACCGTGCCATATTTGATGGTTTCCGCATCGGATATGGCCTCGTCTATCTTGGTGGAGTTCCCTACAATCTCGCCAGGCTCTATTTTGTAAGCTATTTTAACTTCCCCCGGTTCGGGTTCGCCTACGTCCGGTTCGTCAGGTTCGGGCGGGGGCGGCACCCATGTATAATGCCCAAGTTCAATTTCTGCTTTAATTTGGCGTGAATCGCTGTTCCGCCATTTTGCTTTTTGTTCATCCGTCCAGCTTTTCATGCGCCCTCCTTAGTATTCGATTAGGTGATACTCAACCGAATCATATACGATATCGTTCCCCATAATCCGCTTTATGGGGTAGGTAACATCAGGAATGTAAAAGGACCCCATCTTGTACATATTATCCTCGTCATTCCAGTACGTCAGGATTATCTTGCGTTCCCGCGCGTTGGTCATAGCCCCGTTAAAGAACGCCTGTATTTCCTGCTTCTCGGCAAGCTTTAGGTCGTCAATCGTCTTAAAGACTATCTTTGAGCGGTCATGCGGAACGACGGTTCGGTGCAAATTGCCTTTGCTGTCCTGATAACTGTCGAGGTCTTGCCGTTGGCTCGGCGTGGTCTGATATGTTGATATCTGTATATACTTATGCGGGAACGTTGTCCCAAACGATTTCATCAAATACCCTTCAAATGCCATTGCTTATTCTCCTAAAATCGGATATCGCCCCGTGCGGCGTATGTCGCGCTTTGAGTAGTCAACCACGCTGTCATATACTTTTTGACCGTCAAGGAAAACTTGAACGTTCATGTTGCCGCCCATGCCGCTTTCCTTTAACGCCTCTTTCAGCGCTTGTTTCATGGTTGATAACGGCGATACAATTTCGGTTTCGCGTTTGTTATCGCCCAGCATGGCTAAAAACTCGCGGTTTGCGGGTACAACCGTGCCCTCTGCCAGTCTCGGCAAATGCACTTCCGGCAGGAGCGCAACTCCTCCCCAATCCTTGCCGATAACCCCAGCCGCCCACGTTACGACCTTATTAAACCCGCCAATTATGCCGTTTATAGCTTTAATAACGCGGTTCACAATACCCTCCACCATGGATATAACGCTATTAAAAATGCTCTTTGCAAATGCCGAAATAGCTTCAAAAGCAGTAACAAACGCATTTTTGATTTTGTCCCATGCGGAGGTAAAAAACTTAACTATTGGCTGTATTACGTGTTGGTTAAACCACCCCGCCACGGCGTTCCATATTGGCTTTATTACCTCCCACGCCTCCTTGAATATGCGGGAAATGTCCTCACCAAGCTTCTTGAAAAAAGTCACAACGGGCTGGATAACGTTTTGGTCAAACCACTCCGAAACGATTTTCCAGACGGCTTGAATAATAATCCAGCAGCCTTCAAATACCGCTGCCGTCCTCTCTGCCCAACCTCTGAAAAATTCGACAAGGGGAGTTATTATATTATCGTCAAACCATTGCACCACGGGCGCAAAAATCTCTTTGGCTTTCTCCCATATGCCGACAAAAAAGGCGCTTATTTTCTCCCAAACGCCCTGGAAAAATGCGGATATTTCGTCCCAGTATTTGTATACGGCAAGCGCAACACCGGCGATCGCAGCGACAACCAACGCCCACGGGCTAATCAGCAATGCAAGTGCCGCGCCTATTGCGATTATTCCCGCCTCTATTGCTACAAATGCTTGGTCTGTTAGCTCGCCCTGTTCAACCCATTCCTTAATGCCTATTACAATAAGTGCAATGCCGTCAATTATAAGCCCGATAGCACCGCCAACCTTGCCAAACAGCACAGCAAGGCCGCCAGCAAACAAGGCCGCCCCCGTGAGTATCTGGATTAAATTATCCCAATTAAGTCCTTCATTCCATGCGTCTAAAAAGCCGGTAATGCCAAGCACAAGGCCGGATATTGTCATAAACCATCCTATGCACTTCTTTAGGTCAGCGCCAAATGCGCTTGCTATCTTCCACGCACCAAGCCCTGCGGCTATGGCAAGCACCCATCCGCCGATTTTCTTCATTATGCCCTCAACTTTTTCGAGATAGCTTGTATCAACCTCGAACGTGGGCGTTGTAACACCGCTGCTCCCGCCCCCGCTGCCAGTATCCTTGTTGGATGATAGGTTATTTATCTCGTCAAACGCCGCAAGGGATAGTTTGGCCTTGTCTGCCGCCTTGCCAGTGGCTTCTATCGCGTTAGCTTCTTTGTATAGGTTTTTCGCATTTTTTGAGCTTGCCGCAAGGCTCCTGCCAGTGAGCCACGAAAAAAACGCCGCAACCCACGTTATAACCTTGGCAAGCACATTTACAAATTTTGTCAGCCACGGCAATATGGTTTCCCATATCGGTTGAAATGCCGTGAGCAATGCCCCGCGTAGATTATTCCATGCCGCCGTAAACTCCTTTGATGTTTTTAGGGCTTTCCCCAGATAGTCACGAAACGCGTTCAAGGCTTTTAAGATAACATTAAATACCAAAACCCGCTGGGCAAGCCTAACGAGCCGTTTTTCAAGCCCGCTCACTTGGTTTTCGGACTTTTTTGCCGCCTTGCCTATTCCTTCGGTTTCCTTGGCTGCCTTCTTCGCGGCTTCTGCCGCTTTTTCTGCACTGGTTGGGAGTTTATCAGTAGCTGCGGCTACATCATCTGCGGCCTTCTGCATTGTTCTTAGTTCAGCCGTTGCACTTGCTACCGCGCGTTTTGCGTTATATACGCCAACGGCGGCGTTCTCGGTGTTAAACCCTCTATATTCTGCCTCTTTATAAACATCTTGCGCAAGCAACAGTTCTTGGCGAAGCCGCTCGACTTTTTTTACTTGTGCCTCTATAGCTCGTGATGTTTCATTCACGCTATTTGCGGCGGCTTTGTTTGTTTTCCCAAGTTGCTGCACCCCTTTTTCAAAGCCGCCTGTATCCAACGCGGTATCAAAAATAATGCTGCCATCTACCATTTTTTATTTACTCCTCTGCCGCCAATGATTCACACAACGCCGCAAAGCTCTCCTTGCTCGTCCCGTGTTGCTTGTTCTTTATGTCGCACAGGTCACGGTTCGCGTTGTAAAATTCCTGCTCCCATTTTTCAAGTTTTTTCCCTTTAGCCTTTTTATGGCGTATGTTGACAATATTTGCAAACGTGCTTTCCCCGTCTATCGCGTCAAAGTACCCTATAAACGTCCACCAATGGCAATATTCGTCGGCGCGTATTTCCCGCCCCGCAACCTTGTTTATAGCTGATACCATATACGGAAAATCCTTATCCCAATCTATAACACGCGGGCGTTTTGTGCTGCCCTCATCCCTCCCGCACGCTATAAATCTTGCAGCCGCTTCAAGTCCTTTCGCCCAATCCGTTACAGCGTAAGCATCAACAAAAAAAAGCCGCATCATAGCTACGGCCTTTTCTCTTTCGGTAAAATCATCGTCATTCAGAGCAGATATAATATCCAATATAACACGATAATCTGAACGTATGGGGTGTTCAACCCCGTCAATGTTTACGCTTGTTGGGAGTGTGTAGTTCATTTATTGTATTTGGCAATGAGGGCTTCCAGCTTAGGATTTTTCGCGTTCTCGCGCTCCGTTACGGTTTCGTCACAGTTTGCCATTATTGCAACCAGAAAGCCAAGCCACAGCGGGCAACCGTCACCCGTAATAGCGTTTGTGGCTTGCCCCTCAAAGACTATTTCAGATACGGGCGCGGCAAAAATACCATCTACAATCTTCCGTATTTCAAGGTCTGCCTCATGCGCTATGGCCATCATTTTGGTTGCTTCCGGCGCCTTATCGGCTTGCAGGCTATACTTGCGCTGCAAAGCATCAAGTTTCATGTATCCATCGTACAGACGATGGATGAAATTAAGGTCGGAAGGGTTAAAAGAAACGACCCTGTTCGGGTCGCCGTTTATGTCAAATGTTTTTATGCCAGTTTCAAAAGATAGTGTTGCCATGTTATCTCCTTAATTTCTTATCTTATACATTGCTTTTTTAGCCATTACTTCGGCCGTACCTTCCGCAGAAGTCTTATTCCATAACATACCCGTCTGTGTGTATATCTTGGCTCTGTCGTGGCGGCTCCTAATTGTTACCCGTACATATGCTTTAGGGCTGCCACCCTGATAAAACAAAAGCGGGTGTTCGCCGATAGGCAGCAAAAGATTAATCCCTTCGCCGCGTCTTATCTTGCACAAGGTCTGCCCCGCCTCTTTGACAATCAGCCTTACAAGCGGATCGGAACTCGATTGGATATACTGTATTGATACGTTGTGCTCGGTTATAATTCGTTGCATACGATTATAGCCGTCGCGCGCCCTCGCATTATTAACGTCAGCGTCAAGCGCACGGTTATAGTAAATTTCCGCGTTATCTATATCCCCAACACACTCATATTCCTGTGCCCGAAGAACGTAGTTATTAGCTTCCCATTCACGGTTAACCTTAATTGTATCGGGGATTTGCTGCGCCTCCTCAACCTTTAGCCGTGTTCCGCAGTATGGGCAGAAAGCAGAGTTTCTATCCGTGTTTATTGTAATGTCGCCATTGCAATTTGGGCACTTCAATTCAACTATTCTCACGGCTTAATCCCCCAATCACTTAATATCTAACGTCAATTCCGTTTTTTCGCTCCCTATGCCTGGCCATTCCATTACCGTTATATCCACAGGGGATTCCATGTTCCTCAGCTTAAATGTTTCAGCGGCTGTTATTGTTGTGCCCTGTTGCACTTCCAACCATCGGTTTTGATACTCTACTGGTGTTTCGCTTTTAAGCCACGACACGGGGCTACTCTCAATTTCAACGCCGTCTTGGTATGCCTTAATAGTTGTTGCCCAGCCAAACGATTTCGGGTCTTTGGCCTTGTTTGTATATTCAAATTTGACCAATAGGAGCGTCTCGTTATCGTAATTGGTTACAAGCTCATGCGACACATATTGCACCTTGATTGCGCTTGTCTCCAATACATATATATGGGGCTCGGCAGTCGGTTCAGCCGTGGTCAACGGCAACGGTGTTTTATCAGGCTCGTTAAGGTCTGCAATTACAATATCCGACATGCAAGCCCGTATCAATATTATTGCGCATACCGCCGCAACAATTATAATCACCGTCTTTGCATTCGACTTTTCAACCTTCGCCCCGCAATTCGGGCAATAGTTGCCCTTAACCTCGGCACCGCACTTTTTGCACTTCATTTGTATCCTCCCAATCAAATATCAGTCAAGCCCGTACTGCGCCTTTGTCACAAGGCCGCCGCCCTGAATCTGTACTATAATATTCCCGCCACCGTCCAAAAAGCTGTTTTGGAATGTGTATGTTTCGGTTCTGAATTGCGCTTCTCCAATGTCCACAACGCTGCCAAGTTCGCCCTCCATACCAAGCACGGCGACCACTTGTTCATACGTCATTCCGGTTTCCAATGCCTTAAACTTATCCATTGTAAGTTTGTTGGGCGTGGGTTCCGGTGTTGGTTCTGGTGTCGGTTCTTCCGTGGGTTCGGGCGTAGGCTCCGCAGTATGTTCTGGTATTGGTTCCTTTGTGGGCTGTATTGGGCTTTGCGTCGGATCCGGCGTGGTTATGGCCTCGCCGTCTCCACCAATCGCGTTGCCTATCGAGCCTATAATAATAAGTCCTACAATAATTCCCAGCACGACGAGCAATACAGGGTGTTTGCGTTTCTGCTTTGTGCCACAGTTTGGGCAAAACTTACCCTCAAATTCCGTGCCGCATTTTTTACACTTCATGGTTTGATACCCCCGCAGATTTGATGGCCTAATTATCGCCCCTGCGGGGGTATGTTGTCAAGCGGGGTTTTATACCATGGCGGGAGGATAAACGCCGTACAGCCCCGTTGCAACGCCTTATGAAGCCGCTGTGAATGTCACGGCGTAGGTAGTCCAGTTATAGGACACATTAAACTTTTGCACCGCGCCGAACGGGTTGACATTGAAGGGTATCTGGAAGCCGGAAGTATCGCCGCCCATGGACTGCGGGATTATCCAGCAACGCTGTACATATGCCGTGCCCGTGGCCGTGGTGGTTCCTTCGGTGAAGGTGTTGAGTTCGCACTTGGCGTAATAACCCGTGTTGTTTGCCTCGCTGAAATCCTCGGTCATGGCGTTCTTGACCAGAGTTTCATAGATAGCCTCATCCGCATCGGCGTAGAAGGTGTCAACGGATACTTCCGGTTCATAGCCGTTATGCACAAAGCGCGATTCGCCGAGGACATTCTTGCTGGTGCTTGTGTCGGGGTTCATCTCATGGGACAAATCGTCCGTATCGTGGCCGAGCACGCTCCACTGCGCCGCCGAAAGTTTCTCTACGGAAACGGTTGCGTCCGTGCTGTATGCTACGGCCTGTAAAAATGCTTTTCTGGGTTTCTTTGCCATTTATAGCCTCCTGTAAGTGACTTTAATGTTTATCTGATAGCGGGCAACATTCGCGCCCGCCTGTGTCGGGTTTGCCGTTAGTGTCGGGACAAGGCTTTGTATAGTCCCGTCCGCCCATTTAGGAAATTTGCGCGCCGCGTTCTGCGCTATAATCCAGCTCACAATTTTCTGATATATCCCAAGGTTATCCGCGTTCCGCTCTATGTCCGCGCCGTAATTCTCGCTTGAGCATAGGATATAGTCCACGGACTGTATATCATCGGGTACATATTCGCCAAGGACGTTCTCGCGATATCTTATACTTGATGGCACAGAATATATCGCGTACTCAGCCGCGCTTCCGTCCATGTAATCAATGGATATGGCCGCGTTTTGAGGTATGGCGGGGCAACCGAAAAGCCAGCTCCGCAACTGACTAATATTGTTTATTTGCGGCATCCTGCGCCTCCTTCAAAATATCCTTGCCGTGGTCGGCCTTCATGCGCTCAAACCAAAACGCCCCGCGCATCGGTTCTCCGCGATAGTGCAGCTCGCGCCCTGTCGGGTGCTTCGGCTGTCCCTTGGGTGAGAAAAAGCCCACAAGCTCCCCGCCCTCAAATCGCGGGATATTGGGGCCGTATACCTCGCCGTAGTACAAGTACCGCGCCCGTGGGTCATTATACACGATTTTGCCGGGGCTTGAATCCTGCCGCGCCTTGTTCTTGAAAACGCCCGTTTCCATTGGCACATAGGGGTCTATGTACCGTAAAACGGCATTATCAATCGCCGCCTGTACCTTGCCGCCGCTTTCAAGGTTACGGTCGCGCAAAAGCTGTTCAACGCTTTTGTTCCACTTAAATTCAGCCTTTATAATCATGCGCCAAGCACCTTTATATGCGGGGCATTCGGGGCGCGGCGATTATCAATAACGGCGGTCACGGTCATAACATCGGGCGCATATTCCTCGGCCATTGCGGGGGTGTATTCCACGTCCCCCTTTACCATGTAATCACCCGTGTGCAGCGTCCATTTGTCCCCGTAGCCCGTTGTATCGGGTATGCGGACTATGAATTGCCGCGCGGTCTGTAAGCCGTCATTGGTCACGCTGGATATGTCCTTGGCGTACCATGATACGCCCCGTAGCAGGGTCTTTCGCCATGTGTACCCGCGCTGACCATCAGGCAGCTTATTGAAAAGGCTTGCGGTATCATTGCACAGCTGCATTTCACGCACCTCCGCTATATAGCAGGGCAACGCCGTTATCATCGGTCACACCCGCCAAATACTCGTATATGAGCGCTTTCTCTTTCTGACCGCTATACCTGAGATATTCGGAGGTATGCGTGTTTACATAGGTTTCGCTATATCCGTCCGTGCTGAAAGACGCAACGGGCGCGGTGCTGTTTGCGGCGGTTGCGCTCAGGGCTTGCGGGTGTATCATCTCAAACATGAGCCGCTTCACGGCCTCGGGCACTTCCCGCATATGCTTTACGCGCCCGAAGGTGTATAAGTCAATCCTTCTGCGGGCGGCGTATTCAAGGCGGCTGTATTCTTCCGCGTGTATAGATATATCGCCGCCAAAGCGGATATACTCTTGTAGGCTCAAATACATATTCGGGCACATTCTTGCCTCCTTAACTCGGCGGGGGTTTTGCCCCGCCGCATTCACAGATTATTTCAGGGTAACGGCCTCGTTGACGGCAGCCGCCGCAACGGTCACGGAGCCGGTCACGGTGGTCGCGTCCTTTTTGCTTACCTTGTAGGCGTAAGTTCCCTTGCGCAGATTAAATTCGGCCTTGCCGTCTGCTCCGGTAATCTTGCGCACCCCGTCAACCTCAACCTTCGCGCCAGCTATCGCGGCGGGTGAGGTCGCGCCATCGGTAACGGTAAAGGTTACTTTCTGCGTGGTAACGGCGGTGGTAGGCTCGATATAGGCAAACGGGCACATGGTGCGGCCAGCGTCTATCGCGGATACGGGATTAGGCAGCGCCCAGCCCATACGGAAAACCACGCGCAGGGCAATCATGTCCTGCTGTGCAAGGTTATAGACAATAGCCTTGCTGGACGGGTCTTGTATGATTGCCTGGTCGAGTATCTTGACGGTCACGTCCTGACGGATAGCGTATACCGCCTGATTCCAATCGCCCGCAATCATAAGCGCAACGGAGGGGTCAAAGCCGCCGTTGGTGGGGAAGTATACGGGCGCACCGTCAAGGGCATAGTTGGTCACGCCCTGCATGGAATCCGCCTTGAAGATGGGGAGGCCGTCCGTGGTCTTTATGCCGCGCAGTTTGGCGCGAGCGGCAAGGGCAGCAACTACGCCGTTAATGGCGTTGCCGCCGACTTCGACCTTCTCAAAGAGGCCGCCCTCGCCCAGAAGGTTATCATAAGTCAGAGTGCCGCCAGTCACGTTGTTGCCCGCCTGTCGCGCGGTGGTGATTATGTCGGCACGCCAAGACGCGGGCTTATTTATACCGAAAATGGTCGCAAGGTCAACCGCGCGGCCAAACTGCTCACGCACACGCGGCGTTACCTGCGCCATTATGTCTATGGACGCATCGGCCAGCACAGCTTCGGGGATGGGGACTATAACCGCCAGCTCCTCAGCATTGATGTATACGTTGTCCCACGCCTGTTCGGCGGTCTGCTTAAAGCCCGTGTCGCCCGATACCCAGTAGGCCATGGGCAGGGTATCAAGTACCCTTATGCGGGTCTGGTTGGAAGTCATGTCAGGCATACGGCGTGCAAGCCGCAGGAAGGTCGAATCCTCTACGGGCTTCTGAAAAATCTCCGCTACAATCTGCTCCTGTATAAGGGCTTCAGCCGCGCTTCTGTCAATTATTGCCATGTGTTTTTATTCTCCTTTCGTAAACAAAGCACGCAAAGCCGCGTTGGCTGCCGCGTGCGGGGGTTCTTTGCCCTCCGTTCCGTTCTGCCGCATTCCCGTCCTTTGGGGCGCGGCGTTGAAAAGGTAAGGCTTGCTTTTCTTCAGTGCTTCAAGGGCTTCCTTCACGCCCTCTACTGTGCCATCGTCTTTAACCTTTACTTTGGATTTGTCCATTAACGCGCTTGCCGCGTCCGCGTCCAAAAGCCCAAGGTTGCCGCCGACGGCCTTTATCTCGGCAGATATCAAACGCCCATTTGCCATTTCAAGCCGCTTGTCCATTGCGGCTTGCTGCTCCGGTGTAGGCTGTGCCGCCTTCTGCTTCTTTGCGCTGTCAAGGATCTGCGTAATTTCGGCTTCTGTCATACCGTACTGCTCCGCATAGCTTTTCACTATACCGTTTTCTGTCCGCTTGCTCCTTGCCTCTATCGCGGCCACAATGCTGTTAGCTATCTGTTCCGCGTTCGGCTGGTTCTGCTGCTGGTTCTGCTGCTGGTTCTGGTTGTTTTCTTCTGCCATTATTTTTCTCCTTTTCCGTTTTCAGCCCGTCGGCTCTATAATCCGTATAATGCTCGTCAGCCCGCTTGCGCGTGATATATCCAAAACCCTTGCGGGATTTTGTGCATAGAAAAAGCGCGGTGTTAATCGCGCCCATACCCCGGCACAACCGCGCGGGGGAAACTCTTTTTAAGTCCTGTTTGTCGGCAAAAGTCAGTTAACCGCCGCTGCCATTCATACACCTTTGCCTCGGCTGCTTCCGCGTCCTGCCCTATGTCTCTTGTGGCCATTGCTTCACGCTTATACCGCCTTATCTGCCGCTCAATGTATCTCTGCTTCTGCGTGGCCTCATACTCCGTCATGGCCTTGCCGTTATAGCTGTAATCCTTCGCTTCAAACTTGGCCAGCATTTCGGGGGTATACGCCCGCGCCTGTCCCTCCTGATACGCGCTGAAAGAGTGGCGGCAATTCCATCCGCACAGCCCCGCCCCCGTGCCGTAGCCCGTGGCGGCATAGAAGTCCTCATATTTCTCCGTCTTGCCCTTGCGGCTGTATACCTTGCCTTGCCATTCGGCATGGGACGGCCTTGCGCCAGCGTGGGCAGACACCTCCACAAGGTCGTAATCATATTCGCGGGCAAACCTGTCGGACACCTCGCCCGCCGTCTGGTTTAGCCCAGTGATTATCGACCGCCGCACGGCTACATCAATGTAATCCCTGTGCCCCGTGGGGTATGTGATAGCCTCAACGCCCCTCGCGCACAGGTCTTTAACCGCCATCAATATAGCCTTATCCTGCGCAAATGCGCCCGTGCTTACCTGCATATACGCACGGTCTAAAACCCGCTCAAACTGCGCTGTGGCAGTCTTTGCCGTGGTAAGGGATAGATTCCTAAATGTGCCTTGTGTGCGTGTTATACCTGTTGCAATCAGGGTTTTTACCCACGGTGCAGACGATATGCCCTTATAGGTCTGCATAAAGTCCGCATCAAGGCTTAACGCCCGCGCTCCTGCATCGCTTATGATGCTCTCTATTTCCGCGTTGCTCTTGCGGGTTAATGCCGCCAGCCGCCGCACAATCTCTTTGTGCGTCATGCCCATGGCCTGTAATTTTCGCTCCTGCCACTGCGTGGAGGATATATACAAATCAGCGCTGCTTATGCGCTTCGCCATATCCCGCAGGATATCATCTTCGGCTTGACGGTACAGCTCCACAAGCTCATCAGGCGCACGGTCAATGTATTCGGGGGTAAGCATTATGCCTCAAACCCTTCCGCGATAGTCTGTATAGCCGTCATTGCCTTCGCCTGTTCTTCGGCCTCGCCAAAGTATTTGACGCGGTATTCCCACGGCTGCCGTAAGCCCTCCCGAATCTCCTGCATGAAGCGTTGCCGCTCCTTGTCCTCGTCCTCGATGATACTATCGTCAAATTCTATGGTTATTTCGCCTATGCCTATGCCCGCCATCTGCGCGATAGCTCTTATAAGCCCCTGCAAGGCCGCATCGAGTATAAGCTCGTGTTTTTTCAGATTGCGGAAAAGGTCGCTGTCCTGCGATATCACCTGCGTTGCAGTCATAGCCGTGCCGCCCTCAAAGCGGTATCGATTTTCGCCAAAGCCGCATTTATAGGCCGCAAGGTTTATAGCGGTCTTTATGCCTGCCTCAAAAGCGTCATACCGCAGCGCACCGTTCATTTCCTCAATTTTCTGTGTATTCTGCTCTCCGGTATCAATCACATAAAACTCAACGTCATTATCGTCAAAAACGGGCTTTGTTACCCCGCTGTCGGCCATTGTGGTCTGCGTAAGCGTAAGCGGGACAAGCACACGCTTTTTACCGAGCCGGAACTCGTTATCATACGCATCGAAAACAAGGTCTATGTTTTGGAGGTTGTCTATCGCGTTGGCGTATACCGATATGCCCATCGGGGACGATAAATCCGCGTTGTTGACGATATTCGGCGTGATTATCTGGTAGAACGGTATCTCTGAACCCGTCACCACCTCATCCGCTACACCTTCGGGAAGGTCGGCGGGGCTTATGGTGTCGCCGTTACGGCGGAACATTTTGTTTTCGACAACGTATCGCCCTTGCCCATCCTTGCGGTGGATATTCAGGTATATATACTTCTCTGCGCCCTGCTTGCGCTCTGACGCAAAGGCACACTCCGTAATGATGCCGTTATCCCATGCCAGCGGGTATACCATGCTCCCGCGCACATAGTCTATCACTACCTCGCCGCCGTCCAGATACTCAACGAATGCGCCCGTGCCAAGGGCGAACGCCAGCTCCACAAGCTGGTTAGCCCTCACACTGAAACGGTTGCGCTTTAGTATCTCGTCCATTGCCGCCTGCGCCGCTTCGTTCCCCACGCTTATGCGCACCTTTTCATTGAGCAGCAATGCCGCCCAATCCTCGCAGAAACGTTTAGCCATTCCCATTGTCTTGCGTTGCCGTGTTACCTTGCGCTGTCCGTTGTACTGCGTGTAAGTGTGGAAGCTGTTCACCTTGCCCTGATACCACGACTGCCACAGGGCGATTTGCGCATAATAGGCATCGTCAACCGCCGTGTACCCGTTGCGCGTCAAATATTCGGTTATTGCTTGCATGCTATCTCCTTATGTACATAATCGACGACTGCTCAACCTCCGTTGAGTATTCCATACTGTCAAGACTGTCTATGTTTGTTGTGCCGTTGTCGAGGCGTTCATCGTCTATCTTGTCCGCATCGTATATGGCCGTTTGCAACGCCTCTATTGTCGCTTTGCAATGGCTCATAATCTTAAACCGCTCCTGCGCCATCAACGAGTTGTAAAAGGCTATGCGGTCGTTTATCGCGCCCTTTATCGCGTTTTCAATGCCTATCGGAACGCCCGCCTTGCTTGCGGCTGAGCGTAAGCCCTCAATTAGCGTCTGCTCCGCGCTGTCGCATCGGGCGATTGCAACCCTGTATTTCTGCTGTGCCCTCCGTACAAAGTCTATAAAAGCCGCGTTAAGCTGGTCAGGGTTAAAGCGGCCATCCTTAGCGTTATCATGGTAATATTCGTCCAGAACCACAATTTCTTTATACCCGTGCGTGAAGCCCGTTAGCGTGAAGGCGTGGCCGGATTTAGTCCCGCCAAAGTCCACGCCGATATTGGCATACTGAATAGCAGGCGGCGCATCGATGATATACCTTTCGGGCGTGTCCGCAAAGCTCGGGTACACAAGCCCCTCCGCCGTGCATCTCTCGCCCAGTATGTCACGCCTGTACCATACGGTTTTGGGGTCATACTGCGCGGTTATTTCCGCCTGCCGTTCCTCACTTATCGATAGGTTATCCCGTATTGTGAAATGCTCGTATACATAGCCTTTCATGCCGTTGTCGCGGTACTTGTCTATGTACTCCGTGTATATCGGGTGGCGCGGACTGCAAGGGTTCATGTCCCATAGTGTATAAGGCCGCACGGCTGCAAGCTGACGGCCATTAGCCACTTTTACAAAGCTTTCGCGGCTATCGTCACTGTCATAATGCTCGTTTATTTCCGTGGCTATCCACAGGCCGTAAGAATTGCCCAGTATCCGCTTATAGCTGTCTGAGTTCTTCCCGCCCGTGAAAACGACAATCTTTTCCCCTGTCTGAGTGGCAAGGAAAAGCGCTTGATTCTCCTTGTACTTCCCCCAGCGGCAACGCCCACGGAAAAGGTTTTCAAGGCCAAACCCGTTGCACACCCCAATATTAAGCTTCGCGTTGGCTATGGTGCTGCCTGACGCTAAATGTATCTTGTCAGGACACGTTTCTAAATATGCCGCCGCCATTATGCAATGGTCGATGGTCTTTCCGCTTCTGATTGCGCCCTCAGCTACGCACATTCGGGCGTTCATGCCGCGCAGAATGTATGCCTTATGCTTCTCGCTCAACGGCTGCCACGGTATGGTGGCGGTCTTTTTCATGCGTCCCGCCCTCCTATTTCAGCATATTCGCCAGCGGCGTAAGGTCTTCACATTCATTCTCTGCCGCCTTGCCCTGCATTGCAATAAAGCGCTTCATCAGCGCATCACCGGCTTTTAATCGGTCTGCCAAAGCTGCATCAAGCCCGAAACTGTCTTTAACTTCACCGCGCATAACGGCGCTGTAAAACCTCATTACCTCATCTGCATCTGCTATACGCTTTTTCTCATCTGACTGCATACGCTCAGAGATATATGCCTGAATGTTGGCCTTTGTAAGGTTTTCTGCGCCAGAAAAACGCGCGGTTTTCTCAGAGTATCCCGCCTTGCGTGCGGCTTCTGCTGCATTGCCAGACTGTATATAGTAATCTGCAAAGGCTTTTTGCTTGGGGGTTAGCTTGTCGGTTTTAGGCATCCTTGTACAGTCCTGCAAGTAGCTTTACTACTTCTGCAAGCTGATAGGATTCAAGTAGCGTGGTATTTTTATTTCTGCCATCCATCTGCTTTTCAGTCTGGATTATCACGTATTTATTCACCATCCTTTCAGCCTTTTCAGAGTAGCTTTGTACTTGATTTATTTTTACCCTTATCCCCTTTGCACACAAAGCCTGCTGCAATCTATGTGCTACACGCCTTAAATTCACCTCGTGCCGCCCCCTCTTCGCGCGGGGTATCTGCACCGGCTTAGGCTGCACCGCCTTTTGTTTTTGTCATAATGCTTGCACTCTTTACAGGTGGCGGGTGTGTGTATCCACTTTATAGGTTCCATATTTGCTCCATACAAAAGGGCTCCCTCTGCGGAAGCCCTTTTCTGATGATATCAGTATAGCATATAAATCGTGTTTTATCGTGTTGACTTTTATGGGGCTATGCGATTTATCAGCCGTTCCACGCCGTGCCGCTCCAGCGCCTTTGCCCAATCCTGCGACACGTGCATCCGCTGTGCCACCTTTTCCCAGTACCCGCTTTTTGCAACGCCGTACTCCACATACCTCAACTTTATCACCTCGCACTCCAGCGGCGGCAGACACATCACCTCAAATTCTATCATGCCCGCGTGGTGGTTCAGCTCTTGCAGCTCGGCCTCAAGGCGCTGCTTTTTGCGCTCAAGCCGTTTTATCTCGCGCGTTGCCTTGAGCGCAGCATTATATGTGGCATCAGATACCCCGCTCCCGTGCGGCAAGCCCGTCAGCCTTTGCGGGTGAAGGTCGTACTGGCTTTCTATCTCCTCGTCCACTGTCACAAGCTGCCGCTCTTTGTCTGTGCGCGTGCGCTCTGCATTGCCCCAGTACATCAGCAGCCTCCTTACTGCCGCGCGTTCGTTTTGTCTTTTTTCCTTATCGCTTTTATCCATCCTGCTACCTCCCAGATTTTTCGCAAAAAGGGATTCAACCTCCCCTCCGCCTCGGCTACACCCATAGCCGTATCTCTGGATACGCGGCTGCAAGCCTGTTAAACTCGTCTGGGTAGTTTATCCGCAGAAACACCGCTGTGCCTTTGTTGAGCAGGTCGCGTGACGTTATATAACCGAGCCGGATAAACGATTCTTCACCGCACCGGTTTTCCCCGCGCTCTATTGTTATTTTTTTGTATATCGGGTGTATTGGTGTATTGTACTCGTGTAGCGCCGCCGCGACATCATACAGGGTAAACCATAGGAGCGGATGGCAAACCGTAACATCGCCCATTGATGCGCTGTCAAACACTTGCCCATGTGCTTTAGCGGCACGCATCCGTCTCCGGCTCTCCGTAGCCCGAACACCCACAAAGCATAAATCCTTGTCCTTTGCGTACTCGCGCACAGAGCTGAAGAATACGCCGCTTTTCCCAAATGCAGCCTTTTGCGGACGTGCTATCGCGTCAAACGCAGAATCCTTGCTTTCAAATACATCGAGTTCTCTGCCAACCGCCGCGGCCACCTTGCGGCATGTCTCTACCGTGCCGGGGAACGATGCATCCGAGCAATGCAGCCACAATCTATAATCCGCCCCGGCGCGTCTTGCCGCAGCGTCCACAATGTACGCCATAGCAACGCTGTCTTTGCCGCCGCTTATTGCAACATACGGTCTTTTGTGCGTGCGGAATTGCTCTTCGCAAAGCCTTATTGCTTTGTCTCGCTTTTCGGCGTATTGTCGCATGCCCGACCTGAGCGCGCCTATCTTAACAAAATCGTCAATAGTCATGTTGTCGCATTCTCCGCCGCGGTAATCGGCACATGGCACAAACGCATATTGCAGGGTTTCCAGTAAGGTGGCTTTATTCCGTATTGCATAACGGGATATGTACTAAGCTCAAGCCCCTTTGCCTCGTCACTGCCGACCACCACCGGGCGCATAAGTCCGTACTCGGGGTGCCACAGGCTGTAATCCTCGTCACAGTCCTCTACACTCCATTCGGCCACAAAGCCATATCCCGCCGCGGGCTTTTTGCCTACGGCCTGGATCGCCGTCAATAGGTCTTGCACTTTAGCCTTGTCGCCCATGGCATAAAACTCTATATCGCTGACAGTGCTGACAACTCGCGGTATGCGGTACGCCCGGTATACGCCTACGCTGTCCGATATTATACCCGTCTCCATGTCAAGATGTCCGATCTTGTCCGCATCGAAAAAGTTGGGTCTCCTATTTATGTATTCGATGTTTTTGCCCTCGGTCTTAAATACGCCTCTGCTTGCCGCCCATCTATTATCGGGGAGCTGCCGCAGCGGCAGCCCCGTATATCCGTCATATTGCGTGCTGCCGCAGCCCTCTAAGACCTCCGGCTTGTGTCTGCTAAACCACGCATGATACAATATCGCGTCCAGCATGATGATCCCGTCTGCTGTATTTACTCTGCCGTCAAGCAGGTGCGCCGTGACTTTAATCGGCGTTGTTGGCTTTTTTGCCACCCTTCTTCCCTCCTTTCGGTGCGGCAAGGAGTGATAAATGCTCGCCGCCCTCCTCGCGGACAAAAGTCTCATATGCATCGATGAGATCTGCAATTTGTGGTTTTAGCGTTATCCTGCCGCCGCTAAGGACTATATCGCGGTCGCCGACAACAGCATCGAACAAGCCAAACCCTTTTGCCGCCATGCCGCCAAGCCTCGGCACCTTAAACCACTCGCATATAGCTGCATACAGTGCGCCGATTTCAAGCGGCGTTGTGCCATCAAGTGTAATAAGGTTTTGTACAATCTCCGTGCCCGCTGCAATATACTGTACGGAGTAGCGCATCTGCGTTGATGCTGTCCCCGCCCCGGAATCATCGTTTATGTCAACTATTCGGCCGGCTTTTATATCGTTTTTGGTATCGTCGGTGCGTGTAAACTCAATCTCTTCAATCATATCATGCCATGATTGGGCGCTGTCTATGCCCGTAAACTGCTCGCTCTCCGTGCACACAGGGTATCCAAACGACACCAGCAGCTTACCCGCCATGATCATTGTCCCCATGCCGCCGCCAAGGAGTGAGACCGCCGGATAGTAATTGCGAATTTGTTTTGCTCGTTCCACATCATCTCGCATCGTACCCGAGAGGTTACCGCCCGAAAAAAGCACATTGAATATCTCTTTGTCCACTTTTATGCCGAGCGTGTTTAGGAGGTGGAGCGCCGCGCTGTCCCTGATTTGGCCGCGTGTGCTGTTGCCGGTTATTACAGGCAGCCTCCCTTGTGTCGTGAGAACGGTTTGAAAATAGCTCCCGGTGCTGGCGGTCTCGCCAATGTGTGAAACAGGCGAAAGCAGCCTGTATTTTATACTAGTCCTCATATTCGGCCTCCTCCTCTTTATACTCCATCTTTTCGCGTTGAATGCGGTCGCGTACAAGCATACACAGATAAATTGATTCATCCGACATTATGCGCAGCAGACTGTTATCCTCGATAATCGGTATTCTGTAGTCCTTTATAGCATCGCTCATTATCAGCTCGCCGGTTCCAGGCATTAGCACAGGATCGTCGGTTGACAAATAGCGTGGTTTAACGCTGTCTATCTTCGCCGCGCGGCAGAATTTTTGCATAAACTCTGCCGTGGTGCTGCTTTTTAGGCACGCTCCGCGGATGTAGCTGTTAAACCTGTCCCATGTCTCCAACCCATTCAGCGGGCTGTTTTTGTTGCGGCTGCGGTACATTGCGTAGAGCAGTAGCGCCGCACTCGCGTGTTTTACGCTGTCAGTATTGAATTTATACAACATATTGCCTCCTCGTCTGTTATATCTCTTTTTTGTCCGCAGTAGATTGGTATTTGTATCTCCCGTGATGCTCTCAGCTCGCGCCGAAGGTAGTTAAATGCACCCGCGCCGACCTTTTGCATCACTTCATAGCGCATCTCCCCATCCGCCAACGCTTTTTTTGATTGCCCAAGTGTCATAAGCGACTCAACAAAATCAAACAGCGTCCGCATCCTGCTCGTTGTGGTGTATATCGTCTCGGTCTCAAGCTGCACCGCGAATGGTGTCGGCACATGATTCATTCTCGCTCGATAAAATAGATGCTTTTTCTGTGATGTAGTTATCACAAACATAAACGGCGGCTTTTGCTCCTGCGTGATCTCGTCCCGAATGCTCCGTACATTTAGCAGCCTTATCCCGTCAGCGTCTTTGATGTAACTGTAAAAATACAGGCTAAAAAGGTCTGCGCAGTCATTGCATACATAATCCCCGATGAGCGCGTAGTCCGTAAATGAGCCCGAGATAATATCCGTCGTTCTAACGCCCTGGCTGCATTCCCGCCCGCAGACGTGGCATCTAAACTCAGCATCGGCACTCGCAAATTCCTTCACTGCGACATCCTTTACAATGTCATTCCCGTCTGCATCCCGTGTCTCGTATCTAAGTGTTTTCATTTCTACCTCCTATCCCCGCACAAATTCTGGGCACCGGCGCACATGGTACGATTGCGTCGGCTTGACGCTGTATAGCCGCGTCTCGTCTGCGTACTGTGTCATATCGTTACCTCCAGCGTTGCCTTTTGCAGGATTATAACGTTTGCGTCTAACCCAATGTGGGCTATATCATTGAGAGTAAAGCTCCAAGCGTTAAAGTGTTCATCCTCTTTGGCTGTCGTCCGCATATATACGGCGCTCCCCATCATAAAAACTTCTCCCTTGCCAACCTCGCGGAAAATTGCTCCCGTTTTCTTTATATCGATTTTCATGCGTCCTCCTTAAAATCCTTAAGCCCCGCCAATGCCAAAAACCTCTCCTTTTTCAACCTTGGCAAAGGGCGTCCACATTTTCCCTGTGTTGATGTTGATTTTCATGCATCCTCCTTTGTTTTACCCTCATTACAAAACTAATTTAGATTACAATTAGGCCCGTTCCGATATTGGCAAGAATGCTGGTACTTTAGTTTTTTTATAGGCCGAGCATATACGCAATCCCTACATGCATCATCGGCAATAATAAAATCTCTTATGTCTTCATACGGGCAAGCTCCTTCATTGTTCATCTTTGCTCCGCAGGTATCGCAGTACGGCGCTCTGTAATCTTCCCATTCATGTTCTTCGCCGCATTCTGAGCAAATCTGTATGCCATCCTCTTCGATCCACCGTCCGCGCCGCACCGGGGCAACATCGGCGGCGGGAATATCGCTGAATGTGTCTACCAAATCGCCAAGCGGTATGCCGTGCTTTTCTGCTATCACTTCGGCTGCAACAGCAGCGCATATATATTTGCTCATTACTTTTCCTCCTTCGGCGGTTCTGGTAGCGGCATCCAGTGAGTTACTTTATCAGCAATGCCCACCACAGCATAGTCATCCCAATTGTAAATCCGTTCGTACCAACCAGCGTTTACATAGTAATCATCATGTTCTTCGCAGTATTCGCCATAACATTCCCAATCCCAATTAAAGCTCGATTCTTCACGCAGTATCCCCTTAGGAACATAAACCGCAATACAGCAATAACAATATGTACGACCGCTTCTCAGCCTTGTTTTGCACAACAGCAAAACTTCTTTTTCTGCCTCCGGCAACCTATCTTTAACGCTTATCCAATCCATTTTTAATCCTCCGTTTCGTCACAATACCGCACTCCGGCAGCTTCCAAAGCTTCACAATTTTCATCATACACGCCCGCAGGGCCTTCAAAATCGCAGCTTATTATGTGCGTATGTACCATGTCAAAATCGCATACGCATTCATAATCGCAGTACATGCGCTTCGCTTTGCCCCGTGATTCCGCTGCAACGTATAGCTCTAACCCCCACAAATCGTCCGTGCAAAAGTATAAATTCATGCCTTCTTTCCCTCCTTCGGCTTTTACACTCCCTTATACGGGCATTCGCCTTCCGTGTTCCCGACCACGCCGCACCGTATCAATGCCCTGCGGCGGCCGCATTTGCGCACCTCCTTGCCCTCCAGCTCACAAAATGGGCAAGGGTTTGAAAAATCGTCTATCACCAGCGATTCAAAATCTTCGCGCGGGCAGATATAAAATTCTTTGTCTATCCGTGCCGAAGTCTTAGGCACAGCGATAATCTCATAGAATCCCGCTTGACGCTGCAAGGCCGTCACTTGCTCCGCGTCCCGCCCCTGCAAAAGGTGCTGCGAAATCGTGGTGGCTGCGCCCATCATCAATTTTGCTGCGTCCTCGTCCTCGGTGTGCAGTCGCCCAGCCTTGACCAGCGCGTCACCGAAGCCGATTACCGATGCAAGGGTGATGATAAGCTCCTTCAGATCCTTGTTGATGTACGCTTTCATAGGTACTCCTTTTTTAATTATATTTTACGGCTTCTTCACGGGTGATGAAAAAATGTATGCCTGTCGCGCATTCATTCCAGCGGTTATCGTCAAAATCGGGAACCTCTACGGTTTCACCAATGCGGTAAATAAAATTCTTGTTGTAATCGCTTCCGATTTCGCTCAAACCGCTCGCCGAACCATCGAGATTGGTTATGCCCAGCACTTTGGCCTTGCTGCACCGGCATTTACGCGATGTAGCGCTGCTACGTTTTGCGTCTGCGCATATTTCTAACTCGACAATATGGCCGGAAGCCTTTTTATATCCGATAAACGATCCCGTCTCAGGGCACTGTAATGGATAAAATGTCGTGTATATATTCCATTTAACTTCATTAGCAATTTTAGCATTACGCAGGTTGGCATTGTACAGGTTGGCACCGTACAAGTTGGCATTGCACAGGTCAGCATCGCGCAGGTCAGCATCGCGCAGGT